ACTGTGGTTAGCAACCAACAAATCAAACTTGCCACGCTCCAGTTGATCTGTTACTTGATTGCGTTTTCTTGCGTTCACACCAACTTTTGTTCTTACTTCGCTTGTGTAACCATGCTTTTTCAGTGCGGCCTGCATTCTCTGTATCCAAGCATCTCGCAATTCGCCATAGAATATTCTGTGATTGCGTTCACTTGATGCACAGATGAGAGCGTGACGTCGCTGTGGTGTGCGTGTGTCCACACATCCACCCCAAATATCTTCAATCTGTTCAATCTTGCCCTCGGATAATTCTGCTAGTCTTGTGTTGATGCGTGTTCTGTGTCCCTGCACCGCCCTAGTGCCTCGTGGCATGCTCCAACCGCAGTAGGTTATTCTGCTCCACCACTTGCTACCCGTGGGATTAGCGGCATTCACATAGCGTAGATGAGGCATCATTGAGTTGTCCCACCACCACCAACGAAATCCTGGTGGTTCCTTGCCCGGCGGGAACATGGTTTCGGGTTCACAACCCACCAATAGGTAGTCCAGTCCTGTTCTGCGATACACACTTGCCAGTGTAGCGGGTGGTATGCTGTTGGCCTTGTGATGTCCGTCACGTGTCATACGTGCGGTGCGGTGTTCAGGATAAACCGCGTAGTAACCCCAACCCATGCCTTTTAGACTTTCCGACATTTTAGCATCAGACATCCACTCCTCCGATAGACAGCACACTCTGTTGAAAGCGTATGACTTCAAATGTGGGGTCTATGCAGTGTAGACAACGAAATGCTGTTTCAAGGTCATCCATCTGAGGACGACTCAATCTACAGGTGCCGTATTTTTTGATGTTTTGCCAGTGATTGGCCAACAGTCCTGCACAGATGGTAAAGATTGAATTAGCACCTGATTTACCACGACTAAATGTTTTTGGTCTGCGTTTGGTAAGGTCAGTCCACAGTGCTGGATCCTTGCCCTGTCCTGCTACCGAGAACACGCCCATGCTACGCACCAGTTCTCCCAGCAACCAATTGTGGTCATCCGTGTTGATATCGCACAGGGGTTTACCGGGCACATAACCTACCTGTGTTTCTGTGTATTTTATGGTTTTCATGCTTTATTCCTCCGTTTGTGTTATTTAGTATTATACGGTTTTAGTGGGCACAAATCAAGACTTGTGATTGCCAAAATGACCTGAGCGAAGCGATTAGCGACAGCGGTTTTTGCGGTTGACGGTCAAGCACGATTTGATTGCGAGAAGTCGCTCCGGAATTGTGAATCGCTATACCCCTCGGTTTTGAGCGGCGGATATTTACAGGGGGGGCACTTTGAAAAAACCTGTCCGGTTTGATTGAGATGAGTTACACGCACAGTCCTGCCCCACCGAACCTATCGGCAGTAGGACACCGCCGAACTGTTATAACAGTATAGCACCATTACCCCACCCTGTCAACCATGAAATACCCCCACGCACCCTGAAATTCACCCTAGACCACCGTGACCCCGAGCACCGAGACCCCGAAATGAGCAGATTACCTCTTGACAGTTCGCCTAGTGTGTAGTATACTGTATTAAACTGTAGAGAAGTGTGGGTATAGGGTAAAAAATTGGGCCAGGAGGGTGGAATCACCATAGAATCACCGTGAAATCACCATAGAATCACCATGAGAATGTGGCAGAAACCATTGAAAGAGGTGGTGCAACCGTGAATTCATGGTGGAGAACCTTGATTTAGAGTGAGAGAGATGAGGGGCCTGTGATGTAAAAATATATTTTACGCACACTTCAACCGCCCCTACAGACGTGTTTCGCTGTGCTCTATTCAAGTAATATTACCGGTTATTTCTGTCTATTTTCAGGACTTTTTCCCAGTCTTTTACGCTTGCTACCTTTGGTATGATCAAACCACTTACCGTATAGATAGACTTGTATATGCCCTCCTGGCACTCTATAGTCTACTCCCACGTTGTTAAACTGTGTTCCTTCGTGTTCAAACTTCTGTCTGCACCAATCCCATACGTAACTGTCATGTGTTTCTCTTAGTTCGTATACCTTATTTGTGTTGTATAGTTCTACTACTGTGTTTACATAGTCACGTGCTTGTTTGTGCTCTAAATTAAACAACAACACTCCTGTTTCTGAATGATATTGTGGTCTACCCATATAAGTCATCAGTGAGTGTTCATTATACAAGTGTTGTGTAATCCAAGATTCATCTATCTCTTTGCGAAACACTGTGTCCGCATCAATCCATAACAGTCTTGTGTATTTGCGAGGTATTCTTTCTAGAACTGTCCATATGCTATAGGGTTTATGGCAGAAACGCACAGCATCATGTTTGAATCCTTTCACGGGGCGATGTTTGTTTTTCTCCGCGAATGCTTGGTGTGCTGTTAGTTCATGTGTTGTGTGAGGTGCATTATCTTCTGACACCACAGCAAGGTCTAGGTGTTGGTGTGGAAATGTACTGTGAAATCTGTGTGCATACTCACTGTATAGTCTGCGATTGTATGCTGTTACTACCAGTGTCTTATGCATGTGTGCCACGTGTCATGCACAGTAGGTGCAGTCTTCTGCGTCCTGGGTTTAGATACTTGTCCTTGTAGTATTCTACACGTGAGTAAACACATTCACTGCCCGCGGTGTCAAACTCACCAATCCATTCCGTTTCTGTAAGCAGAGTAACGTGTGCATTGCGTCCATCAGGTAGTCGCTTGCGTGCAGGGTCTAGGTCTATGATGTGTGCGTGAAAGTTAGTGGTCAACCCTTGTATTTTACCAATCACCTGTGGCAGGTCTTCACGTTCAATGTGTTCAAGCACATCAGTGGTGTATACCAATTCAAACTGTTCTCCCGCTGAATCCACGGGCAACTCTTGATATTGAGCATATCCTGTGTCATAACGAGAGATGCGAACACGGTGTTGGCATTCACGTTCAATGTAGTCTGCTGTGCCACCCTTGCCACAACCATAGTCCAACATCTTGACAGTTTCCAATCGTTCAATTGTGTTCAATAACCAAGGAAACTCTTTGCCCTTGCCTGAGTGTGGAAATATCTTGTGCCAGTCTGTGTAGTGTCGTGCTTTTGCCATAGGATTACCAAAAAAAATGGAGTATGCAGTGAACGTAAGGAATAATAAATGGCACTTTACTATTTAGAATAACACTGCATACTCACAACATTATTTAGCAACTTCTGTCAAGGGGTTTACAAAAAGCACGAAGTGCAGATGTCTTTAGACATCTCCTCAATGCCACACACCCAAGAGGTTACCACTTATACATCACTAGATCACATACCATCATATCGCTCAAACTCCAAGTGGTAATTTAAGTGGTGTAAGTTTGCATGTTTGTGGATGAACTGCGTTCATCCGTAAATCACTAGCGTGATTTACATAGTATCTCTCTTAATATCTTTTCTTCATACAGATGTTGAAGTCATACGGAACCTGTTTAAGGTCCCGTAAAAAAAGAACTTCATACGAGTGTAGTCAGTTCACCGGAAGCAGGTCTTTTTGCACACTTATAACACGGGATCTCTTGCTCACTCCCCACCTGCCAAGGCATACATTGCTGTATTAGTGACTGCGTTACCGTATATGTCACCTGTTTGTGTTGTGTGTGTTCGTATGTTAGCAATCATACTCAACAAATCCGCACTATTGCATTCAGTGTTTCTTTGCTGTTTAGGAGTGCATATTCATCATATGCCCTTGTTCTCCGCAGAATTATAAACTGGCCTGCTAACCTTGTGTGCTAATTGAAAATGCCTTTGAGTTTGCGATAGGTGTTGCCTGAGTATTTTCTGCCTCTTGTGCGTGCCCGTTCATCAGGATTTACATTAGTTGCCCAATTTGTAATTTGGTTGAGTTGCCTTGGAGTAAGCGTGCCTAAATCTCTCGTGCCATAATAACGTTGTGCTAGGTCTTGAAAACGCCTTGAAAATTTATCTTTGTGTGTTGTCATCGTAAAGTGCCTTGCTTTTATGCTTAGTTTCAGTTTCAATTTCCTTACTGTTACAGTATCAATTATAGCATAAAAGCGTAGAGAAAGTCAACCTTGTTTGGAAAAATGTCAATCAAACCAAACAATGTACAAGTATAAAGGAATAAACCAATGGTGTATGAACTGCCTTGCCAGCATGAAGATACAAATTGATAAGTTGGTCAACTCTCTCTACACTCTTATTTAGTCTTGGGGAGTTTTTTCAGGCACCTTTACGGTTGAAACTGTTTTATTGCATGAATTACAACGCTGTGTAAACAGTATACCTTGATTATACATGGATTTACTGGTTCTGTTTGGTAGGTATTTTTGATAACGGAAACTGTCATTGCCACAGAATTGACATATATCAATCTGCCACAATTGGTGTGCCTCCAATTCAAATGTTTCTGGTTCTAGTTTGAGATATCTTACGTGATCTGTCATTACAACATCAACGCTAATGCTACAATAACACCAATCAATTGTGTAAACACAACACCTACGCCCCATTTAAACATACGTTTGATGTCATCTATATCGTCTTGCATATGAGCAAGATGATTGGTTAGAATAATTTCTAGTTTCTGTTCAACCAGTGCTAGTCTTTTGTCTACGTCGTTAAATCTTTCGTCGCTCATAGTATTATGTGCTTATTGCACTTCCAATTGATACCACTTTCCATGTTGGATTGCCTGCTGAATCATCTTCGCCAACTGCAACAGCAATACATTCTGTGCCGCTGTCACCGTCTGTGCAAAATGCAACATCACCTTGTGCAATGTCTGTTCTTGCGTTTAACTGTGCAACAGTCTGTGGTTTAAGGTTTAGTATTTCTTCTAGTTTTACTTTTCCTGTGGCAGGATCTAGTGTGAGGTCAGTTGCTGAACTGCTATTTATTTCATCTGGCAGTTGTGTTGCAGGAACCTTTGTGTTGCTGTCTAGGCTTGCTACACCGTTGGCAGTTGCTCTGCCGTCAATTACATTGGTTAATTCATCCAATGCCGCCTTAATATCTGGTCTTGCCGCCGCTGGATTATCAGTGCCGCTGTCTAAATTTGCTGTTGATACATTTGAACTATTTGCCCAACCCATGTAATACCTCTCTTTGTTTTATTTACCTGCCACCTGCACTATCAATGTAATAATTGCCAATACTTACACCTATTGTGCTTGTATACAGTCTAATATCAAAATTATAATTAGAACCATACTGTCCTTGTGCTGGCCATAGCACTGTGCTAACCCTTGTTAAAATAGTGCCGGTTGCATTTACGCCTTGTTGTCCTATTAGTGATCCTCCGTAGGTATAATTTACATCTAATCCTGTAAAACCACTACCACTGCCATCGTCATCGGAACCAAAAAATAAAACATTGCAATGACCTGATCCTGTCCAATTATCCATTTTTATTTCTATTTCACCGCCACCACCTGCACTGTCATCGCTGTCATAACCTACTTCAATAAAATTGGTTGCATATTCAAATGGTAGTGTTAAACTACCACCCATTGTAATTTGAAATGTGTTAGTTGTAAAAGGAAATTCTACACCACCGCCACCAAAGTTGCCACCATTGGTATTCCATTGCCCGCCTAATTCTACAATGGCATCTGCTATTTTTTTTAATTCTGGTCTTGCTTCTGAGATACTGTCTGTATCAGAGTCAAGTTTTGTTGGATCTGGTAAATTTACTGTTGCCATTATGCCTCCACTATACTTCCTGTACCATCACTAATAAGTTTTGGTAATCCTGTTAACACCGCATCAAACGTGCAGTCTATACTGTTGGGACCAAATGTATTTAAATCATATATTCTCAACGTAATTGGTGTGGTTGTTTTATCTAAGGTTATGTAAGGGATTGCTGTATCACTGGTTGATGTGATATAAGTTTCGCCTGCACTGTCATCGCTTACTACATATCCATCTGTTACATATTTTCCTGTTACACCGTGTGCTGTCACTACCGCACCTGTAACAGTTCCAATTCTTTCAATGCTGTCTATTTGTCTAACACCTACACTGCCTGACAGCGTGTCACTGTTAATACCATTTATGCTTACAGATTGTGTTTCTGCATTAAGCACGTTTTCAACACTGTTAATCACTGGCACACCACCTGCACCTGCACTGTCAGCATAATCTACGCTTACAGTAAATTTAAAATATCGTGCATTTACGGCGGTTAAACTTTGATTTGGCGTAACATTGATAGTTGTTGCGTTATCTATATCACCACCCGAACTATCCACTGTCTTTCCGTGTTCAACCGTGATGTCTACGGCGTGATTTGACGCAACATTTAAAATGTAATTAAAATTATCTATTCTGCCTGCATCAACCAAAGGAGTAGTAAATGTAAGAGGCAAGTTTGGTGTATAAAACCAATCAGTAGAGTAACTGTCCCACGATGACGTTAAATCATCCCAAGTTTCTGTGCTCTTTGGTTGTAGTTTACCTTCTGCAAAAAATCCGTTGCTTGGCATCTTACGCTCCTAGGTTAAAAAATATCGGTTTACGTGTTGCTTTTCTATATCTTACATCAACCGTTAAACCAAAAATGTTTGCTGATGGATCCTGCACCAGCGTGTTTAAAAATGCTTCTAAATGTCTGCCTGTTTTTGTGGTTTGATCTAAAGCATCAAAATATGTAAAATCACTACCTAAATCATCATTATATGGAATCTCAAATTCAGTGCCTTGTAATCTCTGTCTTGCACGTACTTTAACAAAATCTGATTTAGCACCAAATCTAACTCCTCCAGCGTTATTTCCTACGTTTGTAAAAACAAAATTAAATCGTGTATTTGACCTTGTTAATCTTTCTTCACTTAATTCTGTGCCTGTTCTGTCATAATGCGTAATAGTAATACCTTCATAACCGTTAAACGTAGGTTCGTTCAATAGCATGACAACACTAAAATTACCATTGCCTTCTAAACTACTTGGAGTGGTAAATCTTCTAAAAATAAATTCGCCACCTTTGATACTAAACTGTGTAGGCACCGCTTGAGTATCTAAAGTACCATCTCCGTCTGTATCACCTACAATATGATCGTATGTAAGATGAGTTGCCGGATAAAATTCAGGTGACATCACAGCAAGACTTGAATTTGGTGTAAATTTTGCACGTAAAGGAATAGGATAATTTAGAGCATCAACTTCATACACAGTTTGTTGATCTGTGGTAACAATCGTAGTTGCTCTTACCTTACCAAATTCTGTGCCAAGTACAGTATCCGGATCTTGTCCATCTCCAAACACATCTCTCATTTCTGATAAAGGTTCAATAATTTCTGGTGGTAATGGATTAGTTTCTTCTACAGCACCTGCACTATCAAAATCAGGGTCGTTTGGCGGAAGAATACCTAATGGTACACTTGGAATAATTCTTTGTCTTGGACGCACACTAAGTTCATCCGGCAAAAACAACGGTGGTGGTATTTCTACCTGTTCGCCTGATGTAAATGGATAGATAGTAGCGTCATGTTCAACTGCTGTAATGTCAACAGTAAGGTCAACATTTAATTTTAAGTCCACTACTCTAAAAGTATCTTCATCTAATCCAAGAATTGTATCTGTAACACGTATGATATCGCCTACTTCTACTGCCAGTAATTCTTGTGTTGCAGTAAAACTTATGCTTCTTTGTGTTCTTGATTTTTTATATATGAGAATTGCTAAGTCTCTCGCCAATGCTTTGTTTGTAAGCATAGGAAAAGTAAATTCTCTTTTCAATAATTCATTGTCATCTGTTGCTTTATCACCATCAACGCTGTAAACAACCTGTTGGTTAGTGAAGTTTTGATCCGGGTCAACATAATTTACAATTACTTCGTTATACTTGGCGTTTTTGCGTTCGCCATCCAGTGTTATACCACCAATAACGTGTCTGCTGGTTACATCAAATGCAACATCAATTGTTGTTGAAGAAATATCAGTAGCGTTTCCACCGTCTTCTACTTTTAACTTGTAACGCCCTTGTACATATGGCATAATACCTCTACAAGCACCTACTAGATTTTTTACATTATCAAATAATTTGTTGTTGGTATCAATAACACCATTCAATGTCATTGCACGACCTGCTTGTCCAACAAAATATGTTACTGTTTGTTCATATTTGTTTGCGGCAATCTTAAATGCTTCTGCATCAATTTCTTCTTTGGAAAATCCACACCCATAACGGTTGTTCATAAGGTAATCAAGTAAACAATTAGCAGGATTAAATGAATAACCTTTGCTTAGATTGTCATAATCGTTTGCAAGATTTTTGCCTGTTGTATGAGTCCTAACATCAAATACTTTTTTGCCTAAAATGTCAAATTGTATCTTTGGAATACCACCTGAAAAAGGATTATTATCTTGATCTTCTTGTGTTTTAATTTCTTTCCATTCATAACGCACTACACAGTAAGCAACGCCTGGATATCTACGCTGTTTGGTTGCAAAGTTTGGTGCTTCGTTTGCTAGGTTACTCTGTGCTTGTATTTCTGTGCCGTTAAAACATTGAAATTTAATTCTATCTTTAAATCTGCCTGATCTAACTGTCTGTATAACACCGTCTGGATAGACATCTGTTGGTAATGGCAGTTCTACATCTTCTACAAGAATACGTTTGAAACCTTGAATTTCACCTTCTGATACAACATACACTGCATATAGATATTTGTTTGATGTGCCGTTGGTCTCCATAAACACCAATGCGCCGCCTACACGTCTAAATCCATACACAACAGGAATAGCAATATTTGTACCATTCTTTGTAAGTGTTACACCTTGTGCTTCTTGTTCAGGATTCTGTGTTTGTGCTGTAGGAACATCAAATGAACCCATAGGATTGAAAACAAATCCAACAATATCACCAATAAAGTTTACAACAGTGTTAACTACCTTGCTGACAAACTTTACAACACTCTTTACAAGTTTTGTTACTGGATTACTACCGCCCATTATTCCTCCAAATCAAGCACAAAATGGTTTCCCATATGACTTGCGCCTTTGTGTTCAAAATATTTTGATGCACGTTCAATATAATTGTCAACACCTTGAAAATTATTGTCAAAAAGTGCAACACTGCATTCCATAAATCTACAACCTTGTTCTTTAAACCAAATTACACATTGATTCCATAGACTATCTGCCAAATATTTGTTTCTAATGCTTTGATGAATGTAAAAGAAAAATACATCGCCGTACATTGTAGGATTCCAAATTTTTTGTGTTACACCAATCAGTGCATATCCTACCACTTCGCCGTTTGTTTCTGCTACAAACAACTTATGGTTAACATCAATCAGTGCATCTCTTACAGCGTTCGTAAAATATACATCGTCAATTGGTAGTATGCTTTGCACACCACTTTCTTGTTCGTGTTCACGTGCAAGTCTAATAATCCTGTTCATGTCTGTGGGGCGAAATTCTCTAATCATTATTTTTTACCCCATCTAATGTCATTGATAGTTTCATGTGAATATTCCATACCAAAATCTGTTGGATGTTCTCTTTGGAAACTACCATTGTTTGTTCTTCTTGCCTGCACTTTTTCAAAGTTTGTAAATTGACTATCTACCTGCAGTGTAAGTTCTGCTGTGTCACGTGCATCTGTAATTCTGTAACCTGCAATTTTGCCCTTGAAAATCAGTAAGGGGCCGTCACCACCACTATCATATATTAATTGATCATTGCTTTGATCCCATAGTGCTCTGTATACACTAACCGTTTGGTTAATTTGATCTGATGTTGCGAATGTTGTAAGGTTTGTGCTGTTTAGTGCTGACAGTGTAATGTTAAT